TCTTACATAAACTAAATGAGTTATAGGCATATCTCATCATCATCCTTGCGGGCAGTAGTTTACTGGTCTGTCGCCAAGCAGATACACCTTACCGTCACACATCAGAACGGATTTCGGGCACACGATCAACGCCTGTGCGGGCTTATTTGGCGATTAAAAGGCCTAGATTATTGAAGTTTCTTAATATGCGAACCATGTACACGCACTTGAATATGACCGTTATAATAGTCATTTGATTCCAGTACACGACGACTAAATTGTTCGCGAGCCTCTATGTATGAGCATTCTGATTTGGATGTACAGTAAAAAAGTATTTCTCTAGTAAAGTTTGCTGTGCCTAATGCCGTGACATCTTCAGTTAGTGCGGGTGACGAACCATAATATTCACGCCAGTCTGAGTCGATTTTGCTACGGATTCGTTTCTTTTTCTTGGTGCCGTTTTTGAGTTTTACTGTTTTATAAGTTGTTTTTGAGAATTTAGCTAGTTTTTTGCCTATGTACTTACGACCTGTATGTGTGTTTGTTATTAGATAAACGAACCCAACACATTCCTCGGGCAACACTTCTACCAGTTGATTTTGATAAGTCCATGACATTAACTAGTTAGTGTTTTTGTCGCCTTGATCCTTGCCTTTTTGAGCGGCACGCCGAACTTTACGCTCGTCGAGTTGCGCTCGTTTTTCTATTTGCCACAGCCTAATTATTTTACGCCTTGCGCTACAGGTAGCACGAATATCACTAAGCAGATGCCTGGTGCGAATGCTACTGGCATAGGTGGCTTCGTTCATCCACTGCTGGTTGCTTTCGAAATATTCACGCAACAACTTCATCAGTTGCGCATGTAGCTCTTCATCTTGATGCATGTTTATTCAGTGACCTCCAAGTCATTTGCATAACTGGTAAAGCCATTTTCTTTGATCACTTTCAGCACGTTGTTTACACGACCAATCAGTTCATCTTTATGTGATATCAAGAAAATATTCTTCTTGCGTTCACGTGCCATTTTCTTCAAAACAGCCAGTGCGCCTTCAACACCCGCGGCATCTAGGCCGTTGTCTATCAGCTCGTCTACGAACAGCAAGTTGACCTGCTGATACAGACTCTCCCACACATCTCGAAACGCCCACGACAAGCTCAAGATAAGTCTATTACGCTCTCCTCGACTTAGATTATCAAAATCTAAATCTTGCCCCAGCTGGGTGATCAACACAGTAAGATCATTCTGGAATAAGACAGTATGGGGCAAGCCCATCTTGTCCAGGTAATAGGTCAATCTGTTGTTCAAGTAGGCTAGATTTTGATCTATGATCTTCTTGCGAATAAAACTATCCTTGCTGGTCAATAGCTTGAGTAAGAACTCTTGATGCTCTTTAAGTCGTGTAAGCTCATTGACTCGATCCCAAGAAATAGACTGCATGGCAGTATGCCGTAGTTCGTCAATTTGTTCTTGATATGGATCTGTCTCGCCAGCTTTGACCGTCAGCTGAGTTTCCAGTGTTTTAAGATTGTTCTGATGTTTAAGTGCCTGCTCAACAGTGTCATAATAAGTATCCGGACGAGTATTTACTAGACCAACGGTGTCAATTTCTCTTTGTATTTTATTACGATCAGCAGAGACTTTATCAAAGTATTTCATCGCCTCACCCAGATGCTGTACAGCACTGTTGGACATTTCCTCATGTTTATGATCGTGAAGTTCTTGTTCACAAGCGTGGCACTTTTTGTCCTGCAACTTGGCAAGCTCATCATCGTACTTCTTTACGCTTCGCTCCGCCTGCGCTATCGCGCTGTCTAACGTAGCCCGCTCCTTGTTCAGGCTTTTCAGCTTTGCTGACTTTTCTTCGAAAAGTTTTAGCTCGCTGTGTTTGGCAAGCTCAGCATCAATATCTACACTTTCAAGTTCGATGATAGCACGACCAATCTTTTCAAGTTCGGCATCGTGTTGACTATCCCAAGCAGTTTGTCTAGTTGTTAAACTGTCAATACTCTGCTGGATCTTATCATTGGATTTCTTGGCAGCTTCAATGTCTGCATTTTCCTGGAAGATCTCATCCTTGGTAATTTTGACCAGTTCTTTAAGACGCTCTGCTTTTTCACTGAGCAGGGTAACACCTAATAATTGTTCGATAATAACACGCTGGTCGTTGGCCCGCATACTTAAGAATGGTTCCGTATAGGTGTTGAGTGCTACGATATGCTTGAACATATCGTGACTCATACCCAACAGTTCGTCTAGGTCTTTCTGAGTTTCACGGACATCACCTTGTGCTTCGTCTATTTCGTCTGTTTCTTGTTCTTGATCGTTGACATAAAATTTCATCACACTGGGTTTACGACCTCGTTCTATACGATAGTCCATACCGTCTTTTTCAAATGCCAGCGTGACCAACATGCCTTTGTTATTAATCTTGTTGATAAGATTATCTTTTTTAATGTTGGTTAATGCATTACCAAATAGAGCAAAACTCAAAGCATTTACAATAGTAGTTTTACCTGTACCGTTTCGGCTACCGTTATCATCACCGCCTTGATCTAAATTTTCACCCAGTACAAGCGTTAGATTCTGCTGGGCAAAATTAACGGCCTGGGTCTGATTGCCCACACTCATAAAGTTGCGCACAGTTAATTCTTTAATTTTTATCATAGGCTATTATAAATTTCCAACAGAGTATTTTTGTCAAACTGATCGCTGTCAATACTAATAATTTGACTGGACACAATTTGATCAACACTTTCAAATGCCTGTATATCAATATTAGTGTTAATTTCAATATCTTTTCTTTCGGCAATAAGTGTCAGTTCGCGGATATCATAATCTGCGATAAACTTCTCTTTGATAAAACTTGCTTCTTCGAATGTGATGTCTATATCTAGTGTAACACGTAAATGTTGCTTGGGCAATATTATTTCGTCCGCACGATCGATTAGTTCGCTCAGCTTGGTAGTACGGAAAGTAGGTTGAGCAGGCCATGTGTGATATTTTGGAGTACCGCCCCATTCTAATATCATCATGCCACGCTCATCATCCCATGTGTCTGCGTAGTTGTGCGGAAATGCATTGCCAATGTAAATCATATTCTGGCGTTGCTGTCTTTTGTGGAAATGTCCACTGAACCCTAGTTCGTAGTTTTTAAAACTATCAAGTTGTATTTCTCCATGATCTGGCATTTGCACCATGGCGTTCATAAAAAAGCTCGGCAATTCAAAGTGACCAAATATATATTTGCCGCCTTTCTTGCCAATGCTCTTCCACTCGTCACCTACAAGCCATGGACAGAGCGTGACGTTCCCAATGGTAGTCGGTTCATGTACCACGGTGATGCCGGGAATATATTTTCCAAATTCGACAGAGTGTATATCCCGCTTGTCTTTGTAATATAAATCATGATTACCAGGGAAAAAGTAAAATGCATCGAACGCCTGGCCCAGCTTTTCCAAGGCCCGCAGGCTATAGTCCATAGTAGTGATATTAAGGCTATTACGATTGTGATGCCAATCACCCATAAAAATTCCAACATCGCATCTCTCCTCTTTGGCTTTTGCAATATACCAGTCAACAAAATCTTCACAGTCTTTGTTATGTACACCACTGTTAGATTTTAAACCAAAATGTATGTCTGTGAAACAGGCAACTTTTTTAAACAGTTGGGGTATCATTGGTTGTATCATTGATTGTGTCCTCGTTGTGGCGTTTAAGTGCAGCCGCATGTTCTCCTGCGCCTGTGCGTGAGTAAGATGGATTCATACCATTCATTTCTAAAATATCATCACGGATGTTTTGATTGCGTTTTTCAATATTAATAACACGGACAAAGCTGTTGGTCACCGCGGCAGTAAAATAGGCAAACGGATTGTCTGATTTCGATTCATCAAATTGTAATCCAATTTGTGTTAACTGTAGTATAGCTTGACCTTTCATTTCGTCATTGTACGTATAGCCACGAACGTTGCCTCGAGTAGCATACCTCTCACACAATTTTAACATCATGCGGGCTAGAGTTGGAGTAATTTGGCCCGCATCCTTGTCAAAGTGACCTTTGTCTAATGTGCCCTTCCAATGACTCTTGCCCACGCAGATTAAGTTTTCTGGAGTCGTGTCATCAAACTTCCAATGTTGGAAAGGTGGAAAGTTTACTTTATCTCTATGGTCAGCAAGACTTTTAGGATTTTTCTTGCGAGTATTGTTCAATGGAATATGATCAAAGCTCATGATCCTAAACACTAGATCTAATTTTTGAATTTTCTTATAGTCTATTTCGCAGTCGGCCTGTTTGACCTTTTCACCGGCTTTTTTACGAGTCTGATAGTCTAGATCTCCGATTCGTTTAGCTCTATTTCTTTTGGCTTCTGCTACAGTTCGTATATTGATCTTATCAATGCTGGGTAAAATAATATCATATTGATGGTATTCTGGTTTGGTAAACACACAATACGAACTTTTTGAACGGTGTATTTCTAACAACATATCCTTGTTGTTTAGGTAGTTAACTTTAACTGTCATTAATTCATTCTCCGGATATTATATTATAAACTACGCACATAATAAAGTCAACTAAATATTATACCAAAAGGACAATTACTTATTATGGCAGACCAAACAATCAATTCACAAATAGGTGCCGAAACTGGCGGTCTTACGGCAATTGGCGGTGCAATAAACACCGCTAGTAATTTAGCTGGTTCAGTATCATCGGCATTTACCGCTGCCGGTGGCGGTGCAGAAGGATATGCAAGTGCTATTCGAAGTATTGATTTGCCTTCTGCAGGCGAAGCCATAGGTGACATCGAAAGTGCCATTGCCAGTTTTAGCGGGGAAGGTGCTGCCGGAGCAAATGACTGGCGTGTGCGACTAAGCCTGTCTACTTGGTCTAGCTTTAGGAGTAGCGTGGTTTTAACACCATTGAAAGATGCAGGCGGTTTAATTTTTCCTTATACTCCTACTATTAAAATTGCCAGTGCAGCCAGTTATAGGCCAATAGATGCTGTACACACTAATTATGCTTTCCAGGCTTACAGAGGTAGCGATCCTGGATCAATAAGTATTACAGCACCCATGTATGTGGAAGATCCTGAGCAGGGACTATATTGGATCGCCATGGTACACTATCTTCGTTCCCTGACTAAGATGTTCAGCGGTGCCGATCCCAAGGCAGGAAATCCTCCGCCTGTGATCATGTTAAATGGATATGGAAACTATGTGTTTAAAAATGTGCCTGTGGTTGTTAAAAGTATGAGTGTATCACTGAATAATGAATGTGATTATATTGGAGTTGAAGTATTTGGCAGTGCCGCAGGTGAACTGCAAGGACTTAGCGACAGTATAGGGGGTCTATCTGATACAGTAGGTGATGTAGTTACCGGTATAGGCGGCGTAACAGCCGCTGTAGGTAGCATCGCAGGCGGCGTGGGGCAAGTAGCTGGTCTATTAGGTACATTCGGTATTGGTGGAAAAACCAGTGGCGGTGTCACACATGTCCCTACAAAAAGTTCATTCCAGATAGAATTGATACCAGTTTACAGTAGAGATAGTGTTCGTAAGTTTAGTCTAGATCGATTCGTAACCGGAGGTTACCTAACTAGCCCAACAGGATATATTTAATATGCCATCAAACTATCAAAACACAAGTCCGTGGTTCACTACACAAGTAGTCAACGATTATCTCGATGTGATGTCTATTAGACCAGTAAGCTCACAACCTGATGATTTTTTATATACGATACAACCACAATATACATTTCGTCCTGATTTGCTAGCCTTTGACCTATACGGTGATCCTGGTCTATGGTGGGTATTTACACAACGTAATATGGATGTGATCGAAGATCCTATTTTTGATTTTGTACCAGGAACTAAAATTTACATTCCAAAGAATAGCGGTCTCAAAACTGTGTTAGGAATATAACATGACTGGACCAACAATTAATCCAGCAAGTATTGGTGCCGCAGCCGCAGTGGTCACCTCGATCGGAAGTGTCGGTGGAGTGGCAGGGGCTACAAGTGCCGTAACAGGAGCGTTTGGTAGCATAGGTAAGTTTTTTACCAAGTTAGGAGTGAAACTCCCGCTAAAGAATCCATTGTTTGCCTATGCAACATATGACTATGTGATAGGTATAGGTGCATTGAGCAAGGCTGAAATCAATGATCCATACAGTTCTTATATTGCTGGAAAACCTATCTCGCTAATTTGTAAAAGCGCAAATGCATCCCCGACAAATCGCGTCAAAACCCCACTTGGCCAGTTTGATTTTTTTATTAATAATCTAAAACTCAGCAGTCTAATTGGATTTCAGACACAAAATAATCCAGGCGGTACAGTAATAACATTTGATATCATAGAACCATATAGTCTGGGCATGTTCTTCATTGCATGTCAAGCAGCCGCTACTCGTAAAGGTAATGTCAGTTGGCGCGACGCACCATTTATAATTACTCTTGAGTTTCGTGGAAATAAAGAAACCGGTGCCATGTCAAATATTCCAGGAACACGAAGATATATTCCTTTTCAATTTGCAGACATATCTATGACGGCCGATGCCAATGGTTCTAAATATACTTGCAAGGCAATTTCATGGGGCCTAGATGCGATAACTGATGCTACAGCTAATTTCAAAACTGACATTTCTGCTGAAGGTAAAACAGTCCAGGAAGTCTTACAAACTGGTGTACGTAGTTTACAAGCTGGTATGAATAAAAAGTTGCGAGCCATTGCCACTGAACAAAGTCTAGAAAAAGCAGACGAAGTTGTTATCCTTTTTCCAACCGAACTCGCATCGAAAGATCAAATGGCCGCTGGACCACTACCTAAACTATCAGCACCGACTTTAATGGGGAATATCGATGTTGATGATTTAAAAACGACCTATTCAACATTGGGCGTGTCAAGAAGTGAAATCAACAGTTCTCTAGTGCAGAGCATTGGCACGGTCAACGCCCTTGGTGCTTCGGCAATGAGAGTAGGCAAAGCCGATGCTCCGCAAACTCCGGATAATGTTGTGTATAATAAAGAAATTGATCACTTTATGCGATCAAAAAACACGATCGGTGGTGATCAGAACTCATTTACATTCCCCCAAGATTCTAGTGTGATGTCTGCTATCAATAGCATTTTATTAAAAAGTGCATTTGCAGATGAAACACTCCGAGAGGAAGCGGTGACCACAGAAGGTGAAAGAAATTGGTGGACCATCGTGCCACAGCAGTATATTATCAGTTCAAAACCTAATACCCCCACTGGACGTTTAGCATATCTCCATGTATACAAAGTAGTCCTTTATAAAACTCATACTAGCAAGATTCTAGCGGCCGGAGGCAAACCACCAGGATATGCTGAACTAAACAAACAAGCAGTAAAAGAATATAACTATATGTTTACTGGAAAAAATGTAGATATTATAGACTGGAAACTCAAATTTGATTATAGTTTTACCGCTGAATTACCGGCATCACTGGCATCCCAGTCGATCGACACACAGCGGTCAGTCAGTGATGCGTCCAAGGGTACACCGACTAAGGTAGTTGATCCAAACGGAAAATCACAACCAACTGATAATTCCCCGGGGGTACAAAGTCCAACTGTGCGATTTATTAAAACATTAACTGACTACGACCTCAGAGGAGGAGGTGGCAACGATACCCAAGCCACTCGTGCCGCTAAGGTATGGCACGATGCTGTTACTAAAGGCATAGAAATGACCGCATTACGGATGAAAATAATAGGAGATCCTTATTATATTGTTCAAAGCGGACTAGGAAATTATCACAGTGCGCCATCGGAGTTTCAAAATTTAAATGCTGATGGCTCTGTCAACTGGGCTAGCGGCGAAGTCGATATTCGTGTCAACTATAAAAGCCCCATTGATCTTAATCAAGGTACTGGATTATATAATTTTGGTAAGAAAACTTATAAAGATCCGGAAACTGGGAAGAGTCAAAATATTATAAATTTTAGCGGACTATATCAACTGATCCATGTTGATAGCCTTTTTCAAAATGGCCAGTTTACTCAAGAGTTAAAAGCATTTCGCCGCCCAATGCAAGAATCAACTCGCGCACCCACACCACCATATTCGTCGACTACAGATAAAACAGTTGCAACACCGGCTCAGGGTTATGGTGACGACAGTGATGATTTTTATGCTAAGCCTTTTGTGCCACCAACTGCTTAGTATGCGATTATAAATGACACACGGAAAGTAAATTAATATGGCATCAGCACAAGGCTTTCATAGTTCAACGACTCCACCTGCTCCGGATCCGGGCCCGTTCTTGGCCAAAGTGATCAGTCATCAAGATCCTAGCTTTATGGGAACTCTACAGGTTGAGTTATTACGCCCTATTGGAAATAATACTGACAGCAGTGAATTGCGTACAGTCAGTTACCTCAGCCCGTTTTATGGAGTCACTGCTACAAAATTTCTCGGCGGCAATGCCGAAAATCCAACCGACGGGTCTAACAACTATAACAATACACAAAAAAGTTATGGTATGTGGATGGTGCCACCAGACGTTGGTACCACTGTAATGGTAATTTTTATCCAAGGTGATGTCAAGCGTGGTTTTTGGATAGGATGCGTTCCTGATGAAAACATGAACTTCATGGTTCCAGGTATTGCAGCCACAGCCGCTGTAGCTGGGGAAAGTTTTCGATCACCTGTTGCCGAATATAATAAAAGATTAGTAACTACGAGCATAGAACCAACAAATTATTTAAAACCAATCCATCCGCAATATGGTCATTTACAAATTCAAGGTCTTGATAAAGATGATACTAGGGGCCTTACTACTAGCAGTGCCCGCAGAGAAGCGCCCAGTATGGTATTTGGTATTAGTACTCCAGGACCGATAGATAAAAATGTTAATGCTCCTAAAGGAAAAATAGGCCCAAAAGATGCACAGGTTGAATCTGCTTTTATCAGCAGATTAGGCGGATCATCTTTCGTAATGGATGATGGCGACTCGGCATTTCTTCGTAAGACATTTGCTAATGAAGGACCTCCCGAGTATGCGGCAATAGAACAAAATGAAACAGGCGGCAATGTCAATATACCACACAATGAACTTGTAAGAATACGTACTCGTACCGGTCATCAAATACTTTTGCATAATAGCGAAGACTTGATCTACATTGGAAATGCCAAGGGAACCACCTGGATAGAATTAACCAGCAATGGAAAAATAGACATTTATGCTGAAGATAGTATAAGTGTGCATAGCGAAAATGATATTAATTTCACTGCTGATCGAGATATTAATCTTACAGCAAAACGTAATTTTAATCTTAACTCTGTGGGCGACAATAATCTTACAGCGACTGGTACGACTAATATCAGAAGCGGTAAAAATCATGTAGAAACGGCCACTGAAATACACATGAATGGCCCGTCTGCCGCCACGGCCCCAAAAGCGTCGAGAATTCCGCAACATGAACCCTGGGCCGGACATGAACATCTAGATCCAACAGCACACCTTCCGTCTAAGACAGAAGCTGTGGCAACTCCTGTTGAACCGACAGCAACATATTGGAAGAAATATACAACAAGTATCGACACTTTTAGGAGAGATCCGCCTCCTGAACAAGGAAATCAATAATGAGCTCAAACGCAAACTTATACAATAAAATAACACTTCCGGCCACTAGTCAGCCTGATAATCGCGGCTCTAAGATGTATAAAGGATTCAGTAGTATCAATGCGTCTACTGAAAATTATAATCTTTTTGATTTTGAATTAATCAAACAAGACATACTCAATCACTTTAATACTAGACAAGGTGAACGACTTATGAATCCTACGTTTGGTTGTATAATCTGGGACTTGTTGTTTGAACCATTGACTGAAGATATTAAAAACCTAATATTACAAAATGTCAACACTATTATCAACTACGATCCTCGGGTCAAAGCAGAAACTGTTATAGTTACAAGTTACGGTCAAGGAATACAGATACAATGTACTTTAAAATTTATTCCCTATAATATACAGCAAAGTTTACGATTAACTTTCGATCAAGCTAATGGCCTGTTGGTTGTGTAATTAAATACGCACATTACTCAATAAAATAAATACAAGATACGGGATACATTATGAGTTCAACAGATAGACAAAATAATTTACTAATATCGGAAGATTGGAAAAAGATCTATCAGAGTTTCCGAAATGCTGATTTTCAAAGTTACGATTTTGAGAATTTACGCAGAACTATGATCCAGTATCTACGGACCAACTATCCTGAAGATTTCAACGATTACATCGAATCTAGCGAATATCTTGCTCTAATCGACCTTATAGCATTCCTGGGCCAAAGTATTGCTTTCCGTGTTGACCTAAATGCTCGTGAAAACTTTCTTGAACTAGCCAGCCGACGCGATAGTGTGTTGCGTCTAGCTCAATTAATCAGCTACAATGCCAAGCGAAATATTGCGGCCAATGGTTTACTAAAAGTCATAACAGCACAGACTACAGAAACAGTCATTGACAGTAACGGTCGTAATGTTGCTAATCAAATTATTTCTTGGAATGATCCCAGCAATACTAATTGGTATGATCAATTCTTCAAGGTTATTAATGCGGCCCTACCACAATCGCAACAATTTGGTAGCCCGGCAGCATCAGACACGATTTATGGAATTCCAACAAGTCAATACAGATTTAATGCAACCAATACCAACGTTCCTATCTTCGGATTTACCAGTTCTGTCGCCGGTCGTTCAATGAACTTCGAGATTACCAGCACTACATTTAAAGGTCAAAATTACATTTATGAAGAAGCTCCATCCGTTGGCAATAAACCGGCATGTGTGTACAGAGAAGACGGCCATGGTGCAGGCAGCGCCGGTACCGGATTCTTTTTTAATTTTACCCAAGGTAATTTGCAAGCAGGACAATTTACAGTTTCCCAACCGACTAGCAACGAAAGCATCGATGTGGCAACACCAAATATCAACAACAGCGATGTATGGTTGTATAAACTAAATCAAGATGGTGCTGAAAGCGAATTGTGGACTAAAGTAAGTTCTACAACTGGTAATAATGTCATTTATAACAGTTTAAATAAGAATATTAAAAATATCTATACTGTAGTAACTCGTGTAAATGATCAAATTAGTCTGGCATTTAGTGATGGCACGTTTGGAAATCTTCCTCTAGGATCGTTTAGAACCTATTATAGAGTAAGCAACACATTGTCCTATGTTATTAATCCTGCTGATATTAGAAATATCAGTATAACTATTCCATATACATCTGCCACCGGAAAAGCCGAAGCGTTAACACTTGCATTGAGTCTAGCATCATCAGTAAGCAATGCCACAGCAACAGAAGATAATGCAAGTATAAAAACTAATGCTCCACAAACTTACTATACACAGAATCGTATGATTACAGGCGAGGACTATAATATTAGTCCACTGGCCGCATCACAACAGGTAGCCAAAGTTAAAAGTGTCAATAGAACCAGTAGCGGTATCAGTAGATATTTTGATTTATCAGACCCTACGGGAAAGTACAGTAGTACAAATCTTTTCGCTGATGACGGAGTAATTTATCAGGATTTTTACACTGATACGGGTATTCAATTTAATTACGTAACTAAAACTGACATACAGGCAGTTATATCTAATCGAATAACAACACTGCTAGCCAGTGCAGACTTGGCTAATTTTTATTACAGTAATTTTGTCAATTTCTTAACAGCAAGTTTAAATATCGCATGGTATAAAACTACATCTGATTCAGTGTCATCAACTGGTTACGTGGGTGATGTAGTTGATGCGGGCACATATAAAGTTGGATCATATACAAACACTGACTTGAGATATCTTACTAAAGGTGCGCTGATTAAATTTACAGCACCTACCGGAAAATACTTTAACACAAAAAATGCCAACGCATTGGTTACGGGAACAGCAACAGTTCCGGGCGCATCTAATTACATCTGGGCCGAAGTGGTTAGCGTCAGCGGCGATGGTACTGCTAATAATACTGGCAAATTAAGTACAGGGCTTGGGCCTATAACTTTGAATCAACCGATACCATCCGGTTCAATTCTTTCAAAGCTATTGCCGCAGTTGACAACATCTATTAGTTCGTCTGTTATTACAACAATGATAGATTTAATTTTTGCAAACAAACCATTTGGCCTTCGCTACAATGCATCGATACAAGCGTGGCAAATCGTATACGAAGCTAATCTTAATACAATATCTGCTTTTAGTCTAGGAAATCAGGGAGATACGACAAATACTCAACAGGATGCCAGCTGGTTATTATTGTTTACTACAAATAACGTATTTTATACAGTTACCACACGATTATTAAGATATGTGTTTGAAAGTGATAAACAAGTTCGCTTTTATTTTGATAGTACCGATCCTATATATGACAGTTCTACAGGAAAAGTAGTTTCGGATCAAATTAACGTGCTGAGCATAAACACTCAACCGGATGCTACTTTAGCATTTACTAGAGATCAACAATGGAAAGTGGTAAAAGAATATGTAGGAGTTGACGGATATATTGATAATAAAAAAATAATAATTAGCTTTAGTGAAGATACTGACAATGGTGCAATTCAGGATCCTGAAACATTCTCAAATATTGTCGCACCTACATCTAATGCCTTAGCAAAATATATTATTCAACAACGTTACTTGTTAAATGATGGACAAGAAGAATATCAATATATCAGTAATACAAAAAATACAGTAGTGATTGCTTCTACACAATCATCTGTATTAACCAGTTTAACAACTTATCCAAATGGTCAGTATTTTTATTTTGCCGATACCAAAGTAGTTAAGAAATTAAATTTATCAACAGCAGAATTAGTTCCTACTTTAGACTATAAAGTGTTTATAGGTAGAGACAATTTAAAATTCCAGTATACTCACAGTGCTGATTATAATTCTCGCATAGATCCAAGTGCAAGCAATATAGTTGATGTTTATATTTTAACTAAGAATTACGATATATCTTATAGACAGTGGTTATCTAATAATCTAGTGAACCTACCCCTGCCTCCTAGTTCAGATGAACTGTATAATTTACTGGCACCAAGTTTAAATTTAATTAAATCGATAAGCGATGAAATTGTATATCACCCGGTATCATATAAAGTGTTGTTCGGATCTACTGCCGATAGAGCAGTTCAAGCAACATTCAAGGTAACTAAAAATTCTAATAGCGTGGTATCAGACAATGACATTAAGGCAAGGGTAGTAACTGCAATCAATACTTTCTTTGCATTAGATAATTGGAACTTTGGAGATACATTTTATTTTACAGAATTATCAACTTATGTGATGAATAAGCTAGCACCGGATATTACAAACTTTGTTATAGTACCATTACAAAGCGATTTATACTTTGGCAGTCTGTTTCAGATTTCGTGTCCAAGCAATCAGATTTTTATCAACGGTGCAACAGTTGATAACATTGAAATTATTTCAGGTATCACCGGTGCAAATATTAGAACAGTAACAGGTTCTGCATTGAATTCAGTAAACTCGAATCAAAATATAACCAGCGCAAATTACGGAGCAACAACTTAATGGCCAGTAATAATCCAAATGGTACTAATAAAGTTTCTGTAAATTTTCTTCCAAATTTTTATAAAACTGATGCGAATAAGAAATTCTTACAAGCTACTGTTGATCAACTAGTACAGCCGGGAGCTGTTAAAAAGATCAATGGGTTCATTGGCAGAAAAACTGCCAAGGCTGCAATGAAAGACGACGTTTATATCGATGCTCCTACGGCCCAACGTCAAAATTATCAATTTGAACCTAGTTTCACTGTAAAAGATGCGCTAGGTAATCCTACATTTTATAAAGACTACCAAGATTATATTAATCAGATTGGGGTTTTTGGCGGCAATACTGATGATCATGCACGTTTAAATTCTCAAGAATTTTACAGCTGGGATCCGCACATCGACTGGGATAAATTTGTTAACTTTCAAAATTACTACTGGCTCCCATACGGCCCCGATACAATCAGAATATTTGGCCAACAAAAGGCCATAACAAGTACATACACTGTTCAACTGCAGACTGAGGGTGCGGACTATCAATATCTGTTTACTCCCGATGGGCTTACGCCAAATCCTGTAATAACTTTATATAGAGGTCAAACATATATATTTGAAATTACAAGTCCAGGAAATCCTTTCAGCATTAAGATTAATAGAACCATAGGTCGATTTAATCGATACACTGACGGAGTGACCGGCAGCGGTGTAGTGGATGGAACAATCAAGTTTGAAATACCAGCTAACGCTCCCAGCACGTTGTACTATCAAAGTGAGTCTGATCGAAACTTAGGTGGCGTTATAAAAATTCTTGATATCAAAGAAGATACGTATATCGATGTGGTAGCAGACATACTAGGAAAGAAGACCTATACATTATCAAACGGTACAGCATTATCAAACGGAATGAAAGTGTCATTTGGTGGAAATGTTTTACCTGCAAAATATGCCACTGGAGAATTTTATGTTGAAGGTGTGGGTTCCTCTATCAAATTAATTAATAAAAATGTCCTTGAAGTTATTACCACATACACAGTAACAGAAGCAGTATATTTTGACAGTATTCCTTTTGACAGTCAACCATTTAGTGATTCATCTAATTTTGCTTCAACCAAGGATTACCTAACAATAAATCGTGGTAGTAGAGATCATAATCCTTGGAGTAGATATAATCGATGGTTCCATAAAGATACAATCAAGGCTGTTGCAGCCTACTTAGGCAACACGATCACATTGGATCAAACTGCTCGAGCAGTTCGACCTATTATAGAATTTACTGCCGATTTAAAATTATTCAATTTTGGAACACTGGCAGTTAGCGATGTAGATGTTGTTGATACATTTACCAAAGATGTATTTTCTACTATCGAAGGTAGTAGGGGATATAATGTCGACGCTGTGCCGCTAGTACAGGGGCAATTAATATTGTTTACTGCTGATACCGATCGACTGGTAAAGAATAACATATATCGAGTGACATTTACAAATATCCTAGGATATAGACAAATTCATTTAGAATTAGTTACACAACCAGTAGTAGGTAATACGGTCTTGGTCAAGCAAGGAAATAAAAATCAAGGACAGATGTATTGGTATAATGGATCTACCTGGAAATTATCTCAACAAAAAACAAAGATAAATCAACCTCCATTATTTGATATAGTTGATAATAATAAAATTTCATACGGCGATACTGATACATATCCTGGTACTAATTTTATTGGTACTTCAATTTTTAGTTATAAGATTGCATCAACCGGGGTAACTGATACAGCTCTTGGATTTAATTTAACTTATAAAAATATTAGTAACATAGGCGATATTGTTTTTAATTTTACATTGGCTACCGATACTTTTCAATACAAATTATCTACAACCACTGCTCTAACCACATTATATATTAAAAAAGGTTATCTAACAACACAGGACTACGCTGGTAATTTGGTTTATCAAAATGGTTGGCAACGATCGTCGGTCTCAACAGTTCAAGCAGGGGTACGTGTTTTTAAAACTGGTAATCTAGTTAATAATTTTCCAATAGACATATTTGATAAAGTTGATAATCTTTCAGATCTAATTGTGAGAGTATATGTGAATGGCATTCGTTTAGATCCAAGCCTTTGGTCATTGGTTGAGAAAACAGTATATAAGCAAATTGTTTTGAAAACCAATATCTTAACTACAGATATATTAACAATTAAAACGTTTGCAAAACAGCCAATTAATAGTAATGGATACTATGAAATTCCTATTAACTTACAAAATAATCCTATGAATGATGAGATAGGGGATTTTACTCTTGGCGAAGTTATTGATCATGTTAGTTCTATAGTTGATAATTTATCAATGTTCTCTGGAATCTACCCAGGTCCAAGTAATTTGCGAGATCTGGGAAATATAACGCCATACGGTACTAAATTTGTACAGCATAGCGGTCCAGCTAGTTTATCTATCTATCATACCACAAGTGAAACTAACAATATTGTTCGGGCGATTGAAAAAAATCGTGAAGATTATAGTAACTTTAAGAAAAATTTTATCAGTATTGCAAGTCAGCTAGGAGTTGATTCAAATCCTGTAGGTCAAGTTGATATGATTTTAAATCGCATCAACAAAGATAAACCAAAAACATTTCCATACTATTTCAGCGACATGGTGCCATACGGTTCGATCGTGCAAACCGTGTTAACTGTTGTTGATTATAGAATTAAATCATATCCGTTGACCAAAGTGTTTAGTTTAGACACCTTATCAAACCAAGCAGTGGGCGTATATCTTAACGGGTTTGAAACTGGTATCCAATTATTGTACGGTAAGGATTATACTTTTGATCAACAAGGATTTATCGTTCTAACTAATACGGTTCCATTACAAAATAATGATACTATCACTATTAGAGAATATGATAATACTGATGGTTCTTTCGTGCCCGAAACACCGACTAAGTTGGGAATATGGCCAAAATATGAGCCTAAGATTTATCTCGATACGAGTCTTGTTACCCCCGTTAACATGATACAAGGCCACGACGGCAGCCAAGTGGCGGCATACAACGACTATCGAGATGCTGTGATATTAGAGTTAGAAAAACGCATCTATAATAATATCAAGGTCGACTACGACACTAGCATTTATGATATTGCTGATACTATACCTAGTTATAATAGGACTAATTCGTATAGCATCGACGAATTTAACAATGTCCTAGCACCGAGTTTTTATAAATGGGCTATCTTAGTTGATAAAGAATTTACTAAACCTTTAAATTATAATCTCAATAACAGCTTTACCTATAACTATGCAGGACATTCTGCTCCTGACGGTACCACCGTACCAGGTTATTGGAGAGGAATATATCGATGGTTATTGGATACTGACCGCCCACATATCTGTCCTTGGGAAATGCTAGGGTTTACCAATCAACCGTCATGGTGGACTACTGTATATGGTCCAGCACCTTATAGTCGAGATAACAGAGTCATGTGGCAGGACATTGCCGATGGAGTAGTCCGTGAACCAGGAGTTCCGGCAATAACATTAACAAAATATATCAAGCCTTTCTTAATGAAGTATATTCCGGTAGATGAGAATGGCAATCTATTAAGCCCACTAGTTTCGGGACTTGCGAGAGGAACTGTTACTCAACAAACTGATAGTGATTTTGTATTTGGTGATGTTGGGCCGGTAGAAGCTGCCTGGAGAAGAAGCAGTCATTTTCCATTCAGTATTATTTTAACATCTATGTTATTAAGACCGGCTAATACTTTTGGTGTGCTATTAGATCGATCGAGAATCGTACGCAATTTAGCAGGTCAACTAGTTTATTCAGGAACTAATTTAAGAATTAAACCGTCAGATGTTTTATTGCCTAATGCGACTTCTAGTGATAATCGAATCCAAACTGCAGGTATTGTAAACTATCTTTTTAACTATATTTTAAGTGATAATTTAAAATCTTATTCGGCATATCAATACGATTTACTAAATCTAGCACCACAAATCAGTTATCGTGTTGGCGGATTTACTAGCAAACAAAAATTTAATTTATTACTAGATTCCAAAACTTATGCATCGTCAACTGTAGTTTTTATACCGCAAGATGATTATACTATTATTCTTAATAGTTCAAGTCCTGTTAAGAAAATTGTCTATAGTGGAGTAATTGTTAGTAAAGTAACATCCGGGTATGAAGTTAAGGGATATAGTCGAACTCAACCGTTTTTTAAATATTATCAATATACTCAATCTGGAGTAACTATCAATGTTGGCGGAATCTCTGAAAAATTTAGTACATGGACTGCATCAAGAAATTATGCTGTAGGCACTATAGTTAAATTAGCCCAACAATACTATCGAGTGTTAGTTAATCATACAACTACTATAACATTTGAATCTAAATATTATCAAGCACTTAGTGGTCTTCCTATCGTCGGCGGCCGAGATGCTACCTTTAGGAAATTATGGGATCGTACTAAAGAATTGATCGTACCATATAGTACAACATTTACCAGCGTTCAAGAAGTAGTTGACTTTTTACTAGGTTATGGTGAATATTTAAAAGATCAAGGTTTTGTATTTGATGAATTTAATAAAAATCTTGGAACTGTCACTAATTGGGAAACAAGTGCTAAAGAATTTATGTTCTGGACTACACAAAATTGGAGTTCGGGTGCAGACAAGTGGACTGACTGGAGACCAGAGGTCGCTATACCATTTAATTTAATTGTAAAATACAATGGGGACTATTATCGTTCTGTAAGAAATATAGAAGCTAGCTCAACTTTTGATCCAGCGAATTTTGTCAAGCTAGATAATCTAAGCACAGTCGGAAGTGGAGTTATTAGCCTAAGTCCTAGTGCTGATAAGATTACCTTTAATACCACTCTTGCGGTCGTGGACGATATTGGTAATCCCTTTAACGGATATGAAATTTTTAAAGTAGATGGTACACCGTTAGCGAAATCTTATATTAATTCTTTTAGAAGCGATAATGCAGTTAGCTATAGCTCTACAACTAATGACGGAATATACGGTGCAAGTTTTTATCTAATACAAAAAGAACAAGTAGTATTACTAAACAATTCAACCATGTTTAACGACACTATCTACAGTCCTGCTAGCGGATATAGACAAGAAAGAATTACAGTAGCAGGTTATGCAAGTGTTGGCTGGAACGGTGGATTTAATTCACCAGGTTTTATATTTGACGAAGCTGTAATAACAGAATGGCAACCATGGAAAGATTATGATATCGGGGAAGTAGTCAAGTACGGCCAATTTTATTTACAAGCAGATCCTGTCAGAAATTTTGTACCTGGTGCAGAACTATTAGATCAAACCCAATGGCTAAAATTAACCAGCCGCCCTTCTTCTAAACTTATTCCTAACTGGACATATAAGGCAGCACAATTTACCGACTTCTATAGCTTAGACAGTGATAACTTTGATGCGACCCAACAAAAGGTCGCCCAGCATTTAATTGGTTATCAAAAGCGTTCATATCTTGATAATATTATCAAAGATGATGTAAGTGAATTTAAATTCTATCAAGGGATGATTCGTGAGAAAGGTACTCAAAACAGTTTAAATAAATTGTTTGACGTGTTAAGTGCTGACGGCAAAGAAAGTTTGTCATTCAAAGAAGAATGGATGATTAGATTAGGACAGTACGGTGCCAGCGGCGCCTTTGAAAATATTGAATTTGTTTTAGATGAAGCACAATTTAAAATCAATCCGCAAGGATTTTATCTAGTTGGCCAGCCAGATCCTAATGCACTTGATTTCATTATTAGACAAATTCCAAACAATGTTTATTTAAAGCCGCTTGGTTATACTAGTAAGCCGTGGCCTGTATTGGAAAATTATCAACCCTATCTTCGTAGCGCAGGCTATGTGCGAGCATCTGAAGTATTTGTCGCATTGAATACTATTTCAGATATTGTAAATTACGATGTGACTTATTTTAACAATGGGGCATATGTGTCTTGTGCATTTGAAGATAATAGTTGGAATGTATATAGATTTACAGATGTTAATTTCTCAGTTATTGACATAACTTATAATAACAATTTATTAACTGTAACTCTACGCGACATTGTTCAATTAAAAGTCGGCGCCTATGTAGGTATAGCTCAAACAACAAACATAAACGGTTTTTACAAAATAATCAGCGTAACCTTAAATTCATTTACAGTAAACGCATCCCCATCTAATTGGTCGACATTTACCGAACAATCAAAAGTAATTATCTATGGGTTACTAAGTCAGAGAACTTTATCTATTGATAATATCGATGATATCATTCCTCGAAAACTCGTCGCAGGCGAACGTCTATGGACTGATGATAGCGGAAACGGTACCTGGGCCACTTGGACATATGATCCTGTATATGCGTCAACTAGATTGTTTAATTCTACACCAGCTACTGGCCTAAACTATGGTAGATTTGTAGCTATTAATGCGTCGGGGAACATTCTTGGAATATCGACGGCCAATGGTGATATTGTAACTTGGGATAAAGCAAGTGTTAAGACATCTTGGATCCAACGTCAACTAATAACCAAGCCGTATGTTACTAATCAAATAATATTGGCTAATTTATATGCGACTGTAATGGCATTCAGTAATGATGGTACCTGGCTAGCTACCGGTAGTCCCGGTGTTGGGTATGCTTACACACGATACAAGGGTGTATATAGCAGTCTAACATCTTATGTAATCGGTGATATAATTTCTGTAACTGGTGCAGGATCAACAGTTTATTTTTATAGAGCACTTGTAAACACACAGAACCATGCGCCAGCAACTGGCCAAGCCGCAAATACCTACTGGGAAAGCGTACCTTATATTCCTATCGATGATGCGGGATCAAACAGTACATTATCAGCACAGGGTGTAGTACATCTTTATAAGAAAGATTCGGATAACATCTATACCTTAGTAGATTCCTTTGTCAGTCCAATCCCGACCGTTAATGAATTATTCGGATCAAGTTTAAGATTTTTTACTTCAACAACTAATGGGTTGACAGATCAACTTATAGTTGGAGCATCTGGAACTAGCAAAGTATATAATTTTGCTTTTGGAACAGTCGGTGAAGCTACAACAGCATTTAACCCAGTCGGTACCGTTGGTGGTATTATTGCTGTAACATCTACGGTTGGAATTTTACCAGGAATGACTGTCACGGGAACTGGATTCACTAGCGGACAAACTGTTTCTGTTGTGATTGGTTCTAAAACTTTACAATTAAGCGGCAAACCCGACAGCACCCCATCTGGTATTTTAACATTTAGTGTAGCCGGTTGGTTCTTTACTAACTATCAACTGTCAACACTGTATAGTATTCCAACTGGAAGAAATTTTGGATCTACTATATCAGTCAGTGGTGATCACACATCTGCCTATGCATTATCGGCAGTTGACGGGACAAATTTAGGCGCAGTTGTAGTAGTATACAAGACAGTTTCTCAAACATTAATAGGTACCAGTATTGCGTTTGGAACTTCTATAGCACTTTCAAGTGATGGAACTTATCTAGTGGTATCTGATACATTGGCAACCGACACTAGCGTAAATCAGGGTTCGGTATATGTTTATAAGCGTGCCAGTAATTCTTATACACTGTATCAAACTATCATAAATCATATTCCTGAAAATTCTGGACTTTTTGGTAGTAAAGTTGAGTTTATGTCAGACAGCACACTGATAATTTATAGCTCACGCGGTGATACTATTAATGAGATGACATTTGATCAAACACAAACAACATTTGATAAAAATAGTACTACATTCATTACTAGACAAATCGATAGCGGTAAGGTGGATATCTATGACAACTACTCATCCAAGTGGGTCTTTAGCGAATCGTTATCAACTACGAACACATTGAATGATGGATATGGTACTGGTTTTGCAGTAGGATTGAATCATATTATTGTCGGCGCACCCACTACTATTGATCAAACATTATCTTCTGGTGCAGTATATGATTATTATAAATTGCCAAATACATATACCTGGACAAAAACACATACCGAAAGTATAAAACCAGATGTTACAAAAATTAAAAAAGCATTCTTATACAATAGAACTACTGGCGAATTAATCAAGCATTTAGATGTTATTGATCCTCTACAGGGAAAAATAGCAGGTCCAGCAGCCGAAGAAATAACATTCAGTTCGTTCTACGATCCAGCTGAATATACTGTGGGAAATGATACGGTAATTCTTAATGTAGATAAACCGTGGACTACAAAGCAAGTAGGAAAACTGTGGTGGGATCTAAGAACAACAAAATTTATCGATCCATATGATCAAGATATTGTTTATAGAACCAACAATTGGAATACACTAGCAGCCGGAGCAACGGTTGATATCTATGAATGGGTATCTAGTATATATAAACCCGTTGATTGGGACAATCTAGCTGATACAGAAGCTGGCCTTGCTAAGAATATCAGCGGAAAGAGTTTATACGGAAATACTGCATATAGCGTTAGCCAGACATATGATACTACAAGCCAGTCATTTAGAAGCGTTTATTATTTCTGGGTTAAAAATAAAACTATTGTGCCTAATGTTTCAGGTAGATATATTTCAGCATCTGAAGTTGCGGCATTAATTGGAAATCCAAGAGGTCAGGGATATGAATATTTGTCATTAACCGGGATAGATTCATTTAACCTTACTAACGTTAAGTCAATGCTAACAGCAGATAGTGTTGTATTGTCGGTTGAATATTGGACTATTGATACGACTGATAGAAATGTACACAGTCATTGGAAAATTATCAGCGATGAAGAAACTACTGTAATACCTACAACTATAGAACACAAATGGTTTGATAGTTTGTGTGGTAGAGATTCTAATGGATTGACAGTTCCTGATTTAAAACAACCAATAAAATTACGATACGGTATTGAAAACAGACCACGTCAGAGCATGTTTGTAAATCGTTTTGAAGCAGTTAAACAGTTTATGGAACAGGTTAATATTATCTTGTCTGAAAATCAAATCGTTCAAGTAAAAAATCTTACAAACTTAGAAAAGTATGATGCATACCCAGATTATGTAACATTAATAGATGGAACAAAGATTCTCCCTAGCGGGCTATATGATACTACTATTGATACCGATGCTGAATTGCCATACGTTGGCATCGGCTCATTTAAACGTCCAGATCTTACACCCGTGATAGTCGATGGAAGGATCACAGGAATAACAATCAATTCTGCTGGGCTTGGTTATTTGTATCCGCCGTTCATTAGTATTGTTGGTAGCGGTATTGGAGCAGTTGTCCGAGCAACTATCAACACATTGGGGCAAATAACCGGAGCAACTATTTCTTCTGCTGGCGAAGGTTATGATGCAAATACTGTGGCAATTGTTAGAGACTATTCTGTATTAGTTTACAGTGATGCACAATCTATAGGCGCATGGGCAATTTATTCTTATGATCCGTCTGGAAAAGTATGGTCTAGAATTAAATCTAAAACATATGATGTAAGAGACTATTGGGAATATATTGATTGGTATGCAACTGGATATAATCAATTTTCAGCCGCCGACTATGGTGTTGATACGTTTGATCAATTAAATTCTATCAATCCTATCATCGGTAAACTGGTATTAGTTCGTACTAGTTCAACAAATGGCTGGCAGTTGCTATACAGATATGCAATTTCTTCTAGTATCGATTGGACACAAAGTTACCATGTTGTGGGTGTGCAAAAAGGTACAATACAATTTAAATCAAGTTTTTATCAGTTCGCTAATACGAGTATCGGTTACGATGATTCTACTTTTGACGGCGCAGTGTTTGACGGCGAAGCCATAAATGAATTAAGAATAGTATTAAATGCCTTGAAGAACGATATTCTAACAGACGGACTTAAACAAAAATATATAGATTTATTTTTTACCAGTGTAAGATATGCACTAAGTGAACAAGTATATATTGATTGGATTTTTAAAACAAGTTTTGTCAAGGCACAACATAATATCGGAGAGTTAAGCCAACCGGTTAACTATCAAATTGACAATTTATCAAACTTCCAAGCATATGTAAATGAAGTAAAACCGTATCGTACCAAGGTTCGTGAATATGTCAGCGCCTATTCTAAAGTAGATAATTCTAATACAATGGTAAGCGACTTTGATCTTCCAGCAGTATACGATAATAATAAAATAGTCAGCATTAACACATGGATTACCAATGGTAAGATACAAGCAGACAACGCCGCAATAAAAACATATCCGTGGAAAAATTGGTTAGATAACGTAGGATTTATTGTAACTGAACTGCGGATAGTCACCGCCGGTGACGGATATATAACAGAGCCAGTGGTAAAAATTACCAGTGATTCGGGAACCGGAGCGACTGCAAGAGCATTTTTTGCCAATGGCAAAATAAATCGAATAGTATTACTAACACGTGGTAGTGGTTATTTGTCAGCCCCAACAGTTACATTAGATGGCGGATTATCAACGACTGGTACCGCCGCAAGGATTGTAGCGGTTATCGGCAATAGTCTTGAAGCTAATATGCCTCATGGCGTTGTTCGATCTTCTTTAGTAAAAATTAAATTTGACAGATTAACACAGTCATACTATATCACTCAACTACAGCAAACTGAAACATTTGTTGGTACTGGCGTTAAACTACAATTTAATCTAGTATGGTCGCCTGATATCAAGATTGGTAACAGTTCTGTTACTATAACATCTCCGGGACAAACTAGTGAAATTCCAGTGCTGAGAGATGTATATACTCTAGCAGTTAAGAAATCAACTACTAAAGGCTACACTAGCTATTCTGGAACAATCACATTTGCTACAGCACCAGTCAATTTAGCTGTTATTAAAGTAACTTACATCAAAGATTGGGATTTATTAAATGCCGCCGATAGGACACATTTCTATTACGATCCACAAACTGGACAAATAGGTAACGATCTATCGCAATTGATGTCTGGTATCGATTATGGCGGTGTGATTATCAATGGTCTAGGATTTGATGTTGCCGCAGGATGGGGAGCATTACCGTATTACACGGACAAGTGGGATACTTTTGATGCCACATACAGCGATTATATTGTAACAGTGGCCGCAGGAGTTCATTCATTTACTTTACCGTATACTCCGTCAGCTAGTACACTTTTAAACATCTACTATGTACGCACCAGTACATTATCATATACCAGCAATGGACTAGATGTAAAATATTCTTATACTGCATCAAATAGAACTCCGGTAGTTACAGCAAGTACAACACAAACTTCTCTAGCACCAGTAACATTGTCAGGAACTGCGGGAACAAGATTATTAAGAGTAAATTCTACAACAAAAATTAATCTTGGTGACATAGTAACCTGTACTGCTGTTGCTGCCTTTTCCTTGAATACTACAGTTACCTCTATCAATAGCGGCACAAATACAGTTACATTAAGTCAAATACTTTATCTAAATGTGCCAAACGGATCAACTATCGTCTTTACTCGAACACTAGGGCAACCAACCGATTTTTCAATATTCTCTAATGGTAACGTGACACTAGCAACTCCGTTATTGAACGGAACACAGTTGAATATTATAACAGAAACCGAACCTGTGAGACTTGATGATCCAAATTATGGAACAGGCAGTCAAACTAACTCTAGTGCTATCATGACGTCGATAACTGCAAGTGGTTCTACAGCAACATTTACAATACCAAATACATTTACAGTACTTGCAGGCGACAGATTTATCTGGAGACAAAGTACCAGCGATGGTTCTATCAAACCTCAAGACACTGATTATGATACTGCACTAACTGGCGGCAATCTTGCTTATAGTACTGCTACTGGCTTGTCAGCAGACGATATACTAGTAGATGGCGACGGATTAGTTACACCAACTACCAGCCCTGCCCCTGAAGAAGTAGTTCCAGGACAGGTAGTAGATACAGTTGCTATCAAAGTATTTGATCAACCGATTACGGGTAGTGCAAATATCAAAGTTGACAATTATGTCGCTGATGGATCTAACAGTGCTTTTATAATCACACAAACACCTTCAAGTCCACGAGCAGTAGTTGTCAAAGTTGGATCAACAATTAAAAAATATGCTACAGATTACACAGTTGATTATAAAAATAAACGAATAAACTTTACATCAGTACCGACCGCAAACAGTATAGTATCGATATTCAGCCTTGGTTTCAACGGGGACAACATATTAGATATTGATTATTTTGTCACTGACGGCTCGACACTGGAATTTATTACTAAAGCTCCTTGGTTAGATTCAGTAACTAGTTTAATATATATTGATGGTATTGCTATCAGCCCAAGATTATTTAAAACAGACAGTACATATGTAAGTGCCAATCGAATTGGAATACGATTTGGCACACCGCCGACTGCTGGTTCTATTATTAACTATATCATAGTTAGTGGAAATCAACAGACATTTGCTATTACTAAAACTGAATCAGTGCCGACTAATGGTGCCACTACCTATGCATTACAATATCCAATAGGTGATCGTTTACCTCTCGAAACTAATGTTATTGTTCGAGTCAATCAGTCAATATTAACTGGTCCTAATAATAGTTATTTTACCATAGCAAATAAAACTTTAGATTATACGATCGATCCTACTATATTCTTACCTTATACAGTTTCTATCGGTGACATAAAAATATTAGCCAACGGAACATTATTATCTATCGGATCAGATTATACTATTAATCTCAGCGGAATAACAATTTCAATCAATCAAACTGTGTATGACACGTATGTCGGAAAACAATTGATTGCTAGTATCGCTTCTGATCAACAGTATACGTACAATCCGGCATTGAATTCAATTACATTTAAACAAATATACACTAGTTCAGACGTTGTTGAAGTCATCAGCTCATACAAACATGATGTGTTAGATATCCAAAGAACTGACATTAATGTTTCTTCTAGCCTAGCACTTACTCCGGATACTGTAACCTATTTCAATTACAAGTCAATCACCGGCGGTATTTTAGCATTAAATCGTTCAATTATAAATGACAATTATGTGTGGGTCGTTAAGAACGGACTATTATTAACTCCTGCGATTGATTATAAATTAAATGATGATCGTGTATCTATTACCCTAGCATCTGGAACTGTGGTAACTGATAAAGTCACATTAATCACTTATGGTAGTAATGTTTTAACCAGCGGAATCGCATATATGCAGTTTAAAGACATGTTAAATCGTGTACACTTTAAACGATTAAATCGCAACAAAGAAACATATCTAGCAAAGACCTTGAACTATAATGATGCTACAATTACCGTTGCAGATGCAACTACATTTGACTTGCCTAGTACTGCAAATAATAGACCGGGTATTATTGAGATCCGAGGAGAGCGTATTGAGTTCTTTGCCATTAACGGTAATGTATTAAGCAAACTTCGTAGGGGTACATTGGGAACTGGAACACCATTGATACATAATGCCGGTTCTTGGGTGCAGGAAATCGGCGCTAGCGAAACAATACCGTATGTTGAAAATACCATCACTGAGCAAGTTATCAGCGACGGTACAAACACAGTTAATTTAAATATTATAACACCCACCAAGGCGACAACAACTTGGTCATACGCCACAGGTTATACGTCAAGTATACCCACAGGCTACGGACAAAGCAATGATATTGATGTGTTTGTTGGCGGGTATGATACTAGTTCCGTATGGACACCAAACACTACTTATGCTGTGGGAATTATAGTTACTATTGGTAGTTACACATATCAGTGCAAGACTGCTCACACTAGTAGCGCAGTCTTTACTTCTGATACTGCCAAGTGGACTTTCTTCATAGGCAATATTAGATTGAAGAAACGACCATACAAAGTGCATAATGTCAATCAAGCACCAGATAGTCCAGAAGGTGATATACAATTAGATGCTGATTTCGCAGTTAATGGATCTGCAAAACAGGTTAGATTGACTAATAAATTAGCAATAGGTACACAGGTAACTGTGGTAAAACGCCAGGGATTTGCTTGGGATAGCACAGTAAACATATTAAACGATTCAACTGACGTTGCTAAGTTCTTAAAAGCTGTTCCTGGAACATGGTATAAAGATTCTAAGCAATAAAATAACAGATAATACACATTGATAAATATTAGATAAAGAGAGTTAACTATGCACAAAGATCAAACAGGAGTTCACATAGAGGGTCATATTAAGATATGGGATCCTGAAAGCAAGGAAATCTATGTAAACAAGCGCAATGCTATCCACTATGAAAATATGAGTAATGCTCTGGCACAGAGTCTAGCTAACAGCGGACAGGGTTACATCCAACAAATGGCCTTTGGCAATGGTGGAACTAGTGTAGATCCTACAGGTATTATTACCTATTTGACACCAAACAGCTCAGGAAGCAATGCTAGCCTATATAATCAGCAGTATGTAAAAGTAGTCAACGCTAACTCTAGTACAAATACAGATCCTACAAGAAACTATATTGAAACACGCCACGTAACTGGTACAAATTATACTGACGTTTTTGTTACCTGTTTGCTAGACTACGGCGACGGTAGCACACTGGGACAGTCAGCATTTGACAATGCCAGCAGTAATACCAGCGGTTTCGTATTTGACGAATTAGGTTTAAAAAGTTATAGCGCATCAGGAACATCATTGTTGTTAACTCATGTA